ATCGAACAGCAACACATCCGAAACGGCAGGCGTGCCGTCCGGGAAGTCCACTTTCACGGTGATGCTTTCGGTGGGCAATGCGTCGCCGCTGTTCATGTCGGTGATGCTGATCTCCATCTGATACTCGCCGGTAGGCAGCGAGAAACGCTGCTGGTCGATGAAGGCACCGTCGAGGTTCGTGGTGTCGGTCACCACGGGGCTGTCCAAAGCGATTTTGGAATAAGCGCAAATTTTCTCGCCGTCGCGGAAAATCGTTTGGATTTCAACCGTCGACTTGAACTTGCCAGGCTCAAATTCCTTATATACCGCCGAGCGGCAATCGAAAGCGATGGCGTTTTCCAAATAAGGTGTCATTCCCGGCACGCAATAGGTAGTCGTGGAAAGGTAGGGTCTCAGTTTCTTGGCTTTCACTTGGGCGTTGCCGCCGAGAGCCATCAGCACAAGCATGACGATAACAAAAGATCTTTTCATAACATACAGATTATTTCATGTTGCAAAGATAATGCTTTCGCGGCAAATAGGAATTTTTTTTCGGGAAATTTCGCAACCGATTGAAAATTGTCGTACTTTTGCAGCGGAGATATGGCTGAGTGGTCGATAGCGGCGGTCTTGAAAACCGTTAAGCCGAAAGGCTTCGGGGGTTCGAATCCCTCTGTCTCCGCAAGGTTTGGGAGAGATGCCGGAGTGGTCGATCGGGGCGGTCTCGAAAACCGTTGAACGCTTTGCGTTCCAAGGGTTCGAATCCCTTTCTCTCCGCAAATTCTCGGCAAGTTTTTGAAAATCAAGTATTTGCAAAGGTTTCAAAAACTTGCCGTGCCAAAATCGGGTCAGTAACTTTGATTCTTTTCCGGATTTTCGACAAAAAAAATGGAAAGGAATAAAAAAAATGTCATCATCCCAAATCTTCGTAGATTTTCGCCCAGCAGAAATTCACGACAACGCTTCCAGCACTACTATTGTCTTCTATGCCAAGAATCCTTCCACTGGTCTGCTTGAACGGCAGCGCATGAAGTTGAACCATATCCGCGACAAACGGGAACGGATGAAATATGGCCGCTTGATGGTTCAGCAAATCAACAAGCAACTATATGAAGGGTGGAATCCCGTGATTGAAAAGTCGGGTCTCTCGAAGGTGGTCACTGTGGCTGATGCCGTGAAGCTATACAAAAAGTCGTATGCCGGACTTCGCCCTGACAGCCTCAGAAGCTATGACAGCATGACAAAAGCCTTCCTCGAATTTTGCACCTTATATAATATAGCGGACAAACCTATCTATGAGTTTTGTAGGCAGTCGGCACAACGATATATGCTTTTCATCGAAAATCGTGGTGTGTCCGCAAAGACCTACAACAACTATATCCGTTTCATGGGTCAGGTCTTCAACTTCTGCGTGGATAAGGGACTGGCCAAAGATAATCCTTTTTCCGCAATCAAGTTGAAGCGCGTGGACGAAAAAACGCGGACGGTCATTCCTCCCGAAGTGCGTGAGAAAGTGATGGACTACCTTCATCGTGAAGGCATGGACGGGTATTGGCTCATTTGCCTCCTCACCTACCATTGCCTTATCCGTCCGAAAGAACTGCTTATGCTGAAGGTGTCGTATGTTAGCATGAGGAACAATATCATCACCATACCTGCCGAGGTGGCCAAAAATCATTGTGAGCGACAAATCTCTATGCCGATGGAGATTGCAGTTTTGATGGCCGACCATATAAAAAGTGCATTGTCAAACCAATATCTGTTTTCCACGGATTACCAGCCAGGCACAAAATTGTTGACCACGCGCGACACGGGTCGCACATGGTCAAACATTCGCAAGGCATTGGGATTGCCTATGTGTTACAAGTATTACAGCCTGAAAGATACGGGCATCACGGAAATGCTTGAAGCTGGAGCACCTGCGAAGATGGTCCAGGAACTTGCCGACCACCACAGCCTGGAAATGACCCAAAAATATGTCAGCAAATCTAAGGCCGAGGTCATTCGCAAAAACTGTGCTGTGATTCATTTCTGACCGCGTTATGGGATAGCAGTGGAATAAAGACGAAACCGCTTGTGAGTCGTTTGTAACGGATTAGCCCGACGGCCTTGGCCGGAACGCCCTAATCACAATTTCAAAATTTCACGAGCTGTGTCTTTGGCCATCTTTCTCCATTCCTGCATTGTCTCGTATTCCTTCACGATGTCCTGGTCTCTACTTGACAGCCAGTCGTTCATGGCAGAACGCAGTTTATTGAAGTTCTGAGTCGTCCTCAACAGGTCTATCAGTTTGGCCAAATCCGTCTCCTGATGGTAGTTGTTCATTATGGCCTGCATCATTTCTGCGGGATATTCAGCCGAAACAATGGCATTCACGATGCCGCTGTAGTCCCAATCACCTACTTTCACCTTCACCGAATAGAAGGAAAAGCGGTTCTCATCGTCTTGGTGTTCTTCAATTCCGAAATTGATAGTGCGAGTATGCTCGCGTCCAGCGTCCCGCGAATAGAGCGGCGGCCTCTCGTTTGAATAGTTTCTTTCCATATCACAAATTTTTGGTTGGTTTTACTTTATCCTGCACACATCCAAGTGCCATGCCATCATGTCCATCAGTTCCAAACGGGATTGCGGCTGGGTCGGCGGCGTTTTTATGGCCACCGCACAAGCCGTAGTCGCTTCAAGCAAGTTCCGCTGAAACTCCCTGCCGAGATTCTGCAAGGCTTCCAGTTTTGGCATCTTGTTGCCGATTGGCAGATACCATTTGTGCAGCAACTCTAACGCTCGATACAATGGATATTGCTGTGCGCTCATTCCTTTTATTTTTTGCTGCAAAATTACACTTTTCCAAAAAATAGCGAACGGCGCGGCTAAAAAGCCGCGCCTTAAATTCAGAATGCCGCGACCGCCCTGACCCTAAAGTCGTTGTACTTGATGCCGGTGTTGAGGATGTTGAAGTACCCATCGCCACGGATATACCAGGCGATATAACTAAAAGACTCAGCGGAACACCAATAGTAATAGGTGTTTGACGAAGAGGTGACAATCCTTGTGTAAACGCCTCTGTTGGTGGCCTTTTTGAAGATGTTTTTCTCTGAGGCCTCGCCCATCAAGCCCTTGCTTTGATACCAATAGATTCTCGCCATGAGGCCAGGTGCAGGCATGAACCAGTTGTGCGCCTTGAACCTGTCATCGAGTTCAAACCCTGCATGGTCGGGCTCATAGGCATAAGCAGCCGAGGCAGCCGGAAATAGAATCTGTGACCATTTGGATGTCGGCGGGTTACTGGCTCCACCATAGAAACTTGCCACATCGTTCCTTATCGCCCTGATAAGGTCGCAAAGGTTGTTGAGTTCGGTGTAACCGTTCTCTCCGGCCTGCGGCAATGGGTAAGGCCCAAGTTTCACGGGATTACCGTTGCCGTCCGTATCGACTATGATGCCGTTGCTGATAATCTTGTTGCGTTGCTCGATGATTTTGAGCGTCCTGGCATAGCCCATGTTCACAATGTCGCCTTCCTGATAGTCCCATCCTGGCCCTGCAAGTTCAAGCGAAGCCGGTGATGTGGTAGTCGGCGAGTTGATTCCGTTTGTAGGTGCAAGCGTTCTCGAAGCGATTCGCCCTGATGTTTCGGCATAGTCTCCATCCCCGACACCGCCAGTCACGCCGTCGCCTGCTCCTAAAGTCGGTGCGTATGGCTTGAATCCATGATTATTTCTTCCGAGGGTGCTCGTCTCGTCTCTCATGTTTTCATCGGTAATATAGTTCGTCGCCATTCCGTGCGAAGTATAGTTTCCGATTGTTGGCACATCATAAAACGATGAGGTGGAAAGCAGCACATTCCCCTGGGCATCCACAATCTGCAATTTGTTGTGGTTCTCCGTGAAATCAAACAAGTCGTATGATGCTCCACCAGTATTGTAATAGCAGCCCCATTGCCAAGTGGAGAAATAGTCGCTCACATCCTTCAACGCCACCATCAGCCGCTTGTGGCGGTCGGCGGGGTTGAAGAGTGCTTCAACGATGTTCCCGTCCGAGTCTTCGGGGGCTGTGTAGCAGCAAATACCGATGGGTTTCTTCTGACCGTCAAAATTATCATCTGAAGAATATGTGCCGTCGTGATACACATAGTCGCCAAGTTTCGCTTTACGGTTATACACATCAATGTCCCTATAAGACTGGATGAAAGAGGTTTGGCCGTTGTACCAGTTGGTCAGTGTTGCAGTCACCCTAAACACAGATTCGCTTTCAGACACTTCCGTTGCTTCAAACAATCCGTCTTCGGTGATTGTAGCTTCGCTTAGACCGCTTCGCCGCTCTCTGGAGAAAACAACCTTGGTGAAACTGTTGGAGTATTCCGAAGACTGAGGCGGATTCGGCATCACGGCAAACTGGAATATGTCGCCTTGGTTGGGGTAGAAGTTGCCCGTGACATAGACATCCGTAAGGTTGATTTTGTGGTAGATTAACTTCAAGCCTTGATGTTCGCGGCTGTCTTCCTGGTCAACATTACCCCACTTGTGGATAATCTTCAGTTTTCGGTCGAAGGTCACGACACTCCTAAGCAAGTCGGGGTCGTATATGCCAATCGTGTTGCTGCCATTGAGCGTGATGTTGCTCAATTCGGCCATCCACATCAGCACATTGATGTTTAGGCCAGTCCAAACAATATCCTTCAAGGTTAATGTGGTCAAAATCGGATTGGCGAGCTGTGCCGTATAGACTGCTGTGACCAAAGTCTTTGAGTCAATTAGAGGGCTTCCCGTGATTGTCAGGCTCTCCAATGCGGCATAGCCTTCCATCGTGAAGGTGGAAAGGTTAGGCTGGGCGGCCAGTGCAACTGATGTGATTGTTGCCGGAAGGCGAAGTGTCGCAAGGGTCGATGTTTCGGGAAGTCGTATGTTGGTGATGCCGGTGCATCCGCGAAGGTCTATCTCTTCGGCTTGCGTCATGTTACTCAACGAATCGCTTCCCAAGCTGGTCAATACCGTGTGACCCCGCATGACAAGCCGCTTCAGTTTCGGGCATGAGAACGAAATGGAAGTGGAACGGTTCTGCACGGTTTGGTCGCCAGCCTCGTTGATAATCCACTCCGTAAGACGCGCTCCGACTACCGACATAGACGAATTAGGTTCCGTAGGATGTTCCGCGAAATCGCCCACGGAACGGAGATAATCTATTCCGAAGATGAAGACATTGTTGTTCTGCGTCACAACCAAAGGTGGCAGCTCTACAATCTCTCCAGGGCGTGAACGGTGGTTGCTGTAGGCATACCCGCTCTCTGACCCTGCGCTTGGATATAGGAATTGGTGCGGAGTCACCTTGAACGCATAGGAATGTGTCGTACCGCCGTCGGTGCTTGCCAACGAAGATCGGAACGACAACGCGCCACGGCCATTGGCATCGGCGAACACCGAGGAATTGCCGTAACTCTCCATGTAGGGGATTCTCCTTTTTATCCATTGTTTCTCTCCCTGCAACTGGTCGCCGAGGCTTTGAGTCATCGGGTCGGTGTTGTTGGTATAGTTTCCTGCGGCCATCTGTATCTTGGCTTCCTCGTACAGCAGACGGGCAACCTCGTTGTAAGCGACTGCGGGGAAATACTCCTGGATGTCGAAGAAATACTTTTGGAAGAACGCTTCTACCGAGCCTTCCAACTGCACCATGGTTTGGAAGATGGTGCCGACCATGGCCTTCAGTTCGGGCCTGGTCTTTTCTCGCAAGGTGAAAAGCACGGAGTCTTGTGAGTTGAAATAGGTGTTTCGGGCATCGTTTACGGTGTTGTATTGTCCCGTTCCCTCATTCCACACTTCTCCATAGCCATCTGCATCGGCCCATTCCCCATCATCGTTGTAACGGTCGTGTTCCTCCACCTGGTAAGGCGTGCCGGTCTTACCGACATTGTCCTTATCAAGGATGGTATCATCATCGTCGCGATACATCGTTATCTTTCCGGCAGGATTCAGTACAAAATAGGTGTTTTTGCACCAGTTGTCCTTTGCCGCCGTAATCTTTCCCCATGCCTGACACAAGTCACATTCGCCATCTTCCCACCACAACGAGCTTTCGGCACGGTAGCGGTTGAGACGGGCTTGCGCGAAAGCGTTTGTGAGTGATATGGCATCGTTGGGATTGTATGAGTTGGGCATGTACTCGGCAAGGTCGGTGAAGAGGTTCAGCACGGCATAGCCGTCATCGGTGGTGGCATCCTTCCTGATGCCTCCGTTGACCCATGACTCTGTTATCGGGTTCCAACGGAAACAGTCACCTTTTGCATGGCCTTGTCCGGCATTCATCACGAAATACTGCTTGCCTTGCTCCAGTTGGTTGTTCCCTGCCATCTGCTGCAAGGCAGAGTAGTCGCCTTCAATAGCCACAAGGTTCGGGTTGCACAAATAGACCAGGTTCCATGCACGACGGTAGAACTTGACGGTGTTGCCGTTGCCTGCGCCGTACTGGTCGTCCTGCGGGAAGTCCATATCCTCGGTTTCCTGCCACTTGTTGTCGCCCACATAGGTAAACCCTTTCGGCACATCATATTCGTTGTCTGTGCCTTCAAGTTGCGTGTTGCTCGGACCTTTGTCGAAGTCGAAATGGGAAGCGCCGTTGTAGATGAATGTTTCGTTCATCTTGTTTTCGCTGTCAGCGGGGTCGAAGAAATAGAACACCTCTTCGGGAATCCAAGGCACTTTGCCTTCCACCAACTCTCTACCGTTTGACGAGCCTTCCAAGCAAGTGTACATGCTTTTCTTGCTGCCATCAACCTTATAGTGGTCGCTTTTCACGCCAAGTCCCCATGTGGCCTTGTCGTTCTTTGCGGGTCCGAAGGTCATGAAGTTTGAGAAGCGGATGGAAGAGTCCGTGCCAGGGATGTCCTGCACAAAGAACATGAAGGCTTCCTGAAGCACACACGGGCGCGTCTTCGGGTCGGCGGCATAGATGGGGCTTTGTGTCCCGATAATCTGTTTCCACAATGCGCCGTAGGCGTTCATCATGCCCATCTTGTGCGATTGCGAGCTGCTTGCCCAATTGCACTTGGCATCTGCCTTGGTGACATGGGCACCGCCTTCCTCGAAGATGAAGTAGCAGTCCGCGCCCGTCAGCAGTAGCGTTTCGGCGTTCAGTGCCGCGTTCACGCTCCACACCTCCGAAGCATCGCTGAACTGGAAGCGCAAATTCCATGTCCAATAGGTCATGGACGATGTGCCCTGCCCTTTAATCTTCAACTTGGTGTAGATGCGGCTCAAGTCATAGTTGATGTCGCCCGCGTTATGGCCGTTGCCGCTGTATCTGTATCTGAAAATGACTTTCAGCGTTCCAGTCGAGTACTTGACTCCCGACCCGTTGGTGTAGTTGGGCAGATAAGGTTTGGTGATGTCGTCGGGAATCCAAAGCATCGTGGAATACAACTCGCTGGTCTTGGCATAGCTGATGGTGTTGTCGCCACCGAGGATGTCATTCATTCGGTGGAACTTCAGTTTCTTGGCTGCATCGGGTATGCTTGATTTGTAGTCCTGAAGCACATTCTGTGAAGAAAGTGCTTGCTTATAGACGCGGATGCTGTAGATGTCCACATCAGCCGAATCCGAGCCTATGACAATACCGCCGCTGCCACCATCGGCAACGAAGCGGTCAACGCCGTAGATAAACTCACGGTTGATGATGCCGTTCACGAAAATGCGGTCAAAGTTCAAGCCACGGCCACCAAGGTTATAGACGACATTCAGTGTGACATGGGTGCGCTCGTCTTCCTGAAGCTGCACATCCTGTGAGCCACGGGAACTTTGTTGTTCGGTGAGGTGGTAGGCCGTAAGTGGCAGCATCTCAAAGCCAAGAATCTTGCCGTTGTTGTAAGTGCCGACGCGAAGCACCGGCTCTTTCTCGTTGTACACATTGCCTACCTTGATGTCCAGTTCCATCGTCATCGAGGCGGTCGCCCCGTTAGGACCGATGAAGTCGCTGAATGGGTCATAACCCGAGATGTGCAGTTTGTCGCCCGCGTCAAGGTGAAGGTGGATGGTGCCGCTGCTGTCGGCCACATAGCCCTTGGGCGACTTGAATTTCATTCCCTCGCTATAGTTGGCTTCAACCGCCTGCCCCGTCCTGGCATTGATGACAATTTCGGGATGATCCTCGTTGTTCGACCTGACTGACGGGTCGAAATAGAACCCGTTATTGTTCATCGTCGTGGGGTTGTAGTCAATGGACTGGTCAACGGCCAAAGGCCAGTATTGGTCTGTCTGAATCGTGTCGTCCACGGCAAAATACAGGTAGGCCGTTGTGATGCCTTGCGGAATCTTCAGTGCGTTTTGGTAGGTGTGTACCACGCCCACTGGCACATTGCCAAGGTCGTGGCTCAGGTAGGTTTCAGTCCTTCCGGCATTGGTCAGCCTGATGCCAAGGGGAACGGTTTCGGCTCCGTACTTATAGACCGCATACTGCATCAATGTGGTTTCCACATAGGGCTGCACCGTGTCTATGATACCGTTCACCATGATATAGGTCTTGGCCTTTTCCAGTTCCGTAGCAGATGCCTCATCGAAATAGAGGAACTGTGCCTCCACCGCTTCGCTCTGTACCGAGGCATCAGCCGCCGGTACCAGCCAAGCCCGAAGGGTATGCACTCCGGTGGTCAGCAGGTTGGCATCGCTGATTTCCACATCTTGCGGGATTTCGGTTGAAGTGGTCACGGCCAGTTCGTTCACCACTGTAACACCGTCGCAGGTCACATAGAGGAACATCTGACCGTAGCCCTGGATATAGAAGCCCACATTCACCTTGTCACCGCTGAATGGCCGCTGCCATTGCGCCGCGAAGGTCAGGCGCATGTTTGAATAGACCACGCGCTGAAGGGTGATGTAGGTGGAATAGGCCGTTCTCGTGACACCTTCCGAGTCTTCGTATTGGAACGAGGCTTGAAATCTGTATTGGTATTCGCCTTCCTGAAGGTATTGGCCGATGCTCACGCTGTCATAGCCTTCATAGTCAAGACTGCGTGACGGCAGCTGTTTTGAGCCGATGGGGTTGCCCCAGTCCACGCCGTTGGACGACCTCCATATGTTTATCGTGCCGTTCACACCTACATTGTCGATGGTTCCGTTGTCGTTCACCACGCCGCAGAAGCGTAACGGCACATCAAGCACTGGCTCTGTCACTGCTATGGCTGCCGTGGTGTCAACGATGCTTGTGGATAGCCTTGCCGAATAGTTCACGCCTTGTTCCTCGTTGATTGGAATGGCTGCATCGCAAATCCGCAATGCCGCCGTTTCCTCATCGAGGGTTTCGCCCTCTTCCAATGCGTCCAACGCTTCAAGGTAAGTCACTTTGTCGGCTTCGGTAGCGAATCCCCAAATATGCTTGAAGTTGTCTTGTTGCCGCTCGGTGGTGACATAAATACAGCCGACCTTCTTTTTGCCGAAATGCAGTTTATTGAACCGTTCCACCTCTCCACGGTTCATGCCCCAATCCTCGCCAGGGCGAACTACTGTAGTTGCCCCTCGTTCAGAATACGGGATAATGTCGTGGTCTGTATCGTTTGTTCCGCCCCAAGGGTCTGTGAGACTTAACAGCAGAAATCTTCCTTTAATGATTACTTTTTTAGCCATATCACTTTGTTTTCATTGTTCTTACCATCCTTCACTGTCAAACCAGCCATCATCGAGGAACCAGGCATCTGTACTCCAAGACGCATCAACGGCAGGCAGTTCGGGTCCGACATAGACGAAGAAAGTGTCTGGGTCGGAAAACTCCATGCCGAAATCGTAGGCGGTTTGTTCCTCCGCAGACTCTTCCACGATGTCGCCGAGTATCAGGTGTATTTCGGATTCGTCATCGGCCACGACTTCCACCATGATGTCGAAACCACCCTCAACCGATACACCCATTTCAAGGCCATCGTCAATCTCTATTCCGGCCTCTTCCCAAGTCCCTATCTCGATGCAATCATTCATGATCCAAATGCTCGTTCATGAAGCTCTGTATCACCTCCAGCACTACTGGCTCGCTGCAATGCTTCACAACGCTTGCATCACGGCTGTAGATGACCATTTCGACTATGATGTTGCCTTCAAGTGACTTCGACAACTCATGGCTGATTTCCCATCGGTAGATGCCCGTTTCAGGATTCTTGATGTCGCCGTTTTGGTATGAGAATACCGTAACGGCATCACTGCCCTCATTGCGCAGTCCAATCATGTAGTCGTAGCCTTCGGGCAAATCAGCCACCACGCCGTTTGACTTGTGTGTGTATGTGATTGGGAATGTGTCTCCCGCTACTACTTTCTTCTTAATCATGATTCTTCAATTTCTTCTGGGTTGTCGTTTTCGTTAATGATTTCATCTCGATTGGTTTTCTTTTTGCCGCCAACCTCGATAGATGTGTTGCCTCGTTGGAATCGAGCGGTTGCGCCCGCTGCAATGTATTCAGGCAATTTGGATAGGAATGTCAGCAATGCCGCTGCACCCGTTATTTCAGCAATGAAGGCCAATATGCTCCTATCAATTACCGCCGTAGGCGGGATGATGAAGGCGGCAATGCCTAATCCAATGCTCACTATCATCGCAAGATGCACATACCAATCTACTGCTTTGAGAATCTTTGCCATAATTACACAATGTTTGTTGGGTAATATCTGAGTTCCAAGGATGCAAGTGAGCCTTCCGTCTCGAAATGCACACTGCCACCCGCTTTAATGCTGAGTTGGACGGGGCTTTCGTCCTCGCCTGGTGTAAAATATCCTTCTTCGTTGCCATCCACGAAATAATACACTGGCTCTGTCTTCTCGCTATCACCAATCTCAAACAAGACATACAACAACGCCGATGGGATAACAACGGGTTCCGTTGCACCCTGACTGAAAGCAACAAAGACTTTTGTGGTTTCATCGTGGAGTTCCTCGGTGGCATCCGCTGCCGACTGCGTGAACCCACGACTCCTTTCCTCGCTGGCAAGCATGACCTGTGTAGCCTCGGAAAGTATGTAGTCAAATGAGGTCGGGGCCAGTTGGCCATTGTCCGACATTGAGAAGCTGGTGCCGACAACTACAATTTTCTCGTATGCCTTGGCACCGACAAAGTAAACTGCGGCCTCGCCGCGTGTCGCCATCAGGCCATGCACCCAATAGCGTTCCTTCCATTCGATTGAAAATGCCTGGTTCCACATTCGGATGTTGTCGGCATCGTCTATGGGTGTGTATTGGAAGTGGAAACGGCCATAATTGAGTGTCATGTCAGGATTGAGCACATTGGCACCATCGGCGATAATGGTGTCAATACCACCTTGCGGATTGACAAAGAGATAGTAATGCTCCTTGCCGCTCCGTTCGTGGTATAGGTAACGCTGATAGGCAATTTCCTCATCGCTGCCATCGCACAAAACCAGGTCATAATATCCTTTGAACTGACTCGGTAACATATTCACCATACGGATAAGGCGGCTATACCCCACATTGACGGTGTAGCAGCCATCGGCACTGTCGGTTTTCACGGTGGCTTCCACGTTGCCACCCGACTTTTTGTAGAAGCGAACCTTCAGCGAGTAGTCGCCATCAAGGTCAAGCCAAGTCAGCCATTCGGGTGACTCGTAATTGGTGCGTTTCTGCGCTGCCTGGTGAGTGAGGAAATTAGAAGCACACCACGACTCCACAGTCTCCGTGGTGTTGACCGCAATGTTGACCACCGTAAAGTTTCCTGTCTGTTGTCCGCCATAGTCTTCTTCTATCTTGAATTGGAACTCCTTGATGAAATCGGCTTGGACGAAATCATTCCCGTCCATTGGCACGGTCGATTTCACATAGTCCTTCACGATGTCGGTCAGGTCAGTAATGATAACACCGTTCAAGTTGGGATGGTATCTACTGGTAAAGATTTCCTCCGGGGAGCCGTTTGGATCGATTATCAGCGACATCGTGACGCTGTAGTTGGCGGTCATCACGAACTCTGTCACCTTGTTCAGGTAACAGTAGCCGGACGGATATTGTGTAAGGTTAAGACTCATAATGCTGCAAATTTACTTGTGGCCTTATTCTATGGAGTGACAAAAATCAGGCGTTCACCGCCTCAAAGGTGAAGGTCACGGTTCCGCTATAGGTCGAACTTGCCGAAATGGGCGGTTGTTCGTGCCCGAATTGGTCTTCCACCACCACCGTGTACTCCAATGTTATTTGGCACAACACCGTTACGGTTCTGATTTCTCCCAATGTGCTGGGTGTGCCAGGGTTGATGTTTGTGGTTTCAAGTGTCAACGAATAATCTGTATAGGTCGCCGTGGCACCTGTGGCATTTTGTGAATAGTGGTCTTCTATTTCTGACTGGTGCTGTGCAAACAAGGTTCTCGCCACTTCTTCGCTGTTATTGCTCACGCTCCATTTCAGGCCGTTGCCCTCGCCCGGCAAGATGGGTTTATCAACGATGCCGTCCGTGTAGGTTTCAACCATCAGGAACTCCGCGTCCGTCAAACCTGCCTTGTCTGCTATCGTCGCCGATGCACGGTCAGGCAATAATAGTTTTCCGTCACACAATTTCAGTGTGCTCATGTTCATCGTCAATATCTGACCAAGGCCATATTTCACCCTTCCTTTCAGCCTCACCACATTGTTCAATAGCAGGTTGTTCCATTGCGCCCAAAATGTTTCATACATTCCCTCGTTGGTCAGGCTGAAATCCAAGTCGTCGCCATGGCCGAAACCTGAATCAGCGTATGGGATATGGCTCTGTGTCGTGCCAGTCGTTTTCCAGTGGTATCGTGTGTTGTAGGCACGCCAAGCCACCATGATACATTGCTCTTCCGTCTCTTCTGCTGTGCCCGAGCTGGTGTGCATATGTATTCGTTCCCCGATGTATGGGGCCACATCCCGCTTTCCACGCAGCCCAACCGTCATCAGCGGCATCACATCTTCTTGGGCGTGTTCCTCCTTCTCACTGCTGTTGTAGCGGTCATACACGAAATGGTTGGTGCCAAGCCGATTCATCGTTTGGCTGCCGTTCAGCAGGTTTCGGTTGGCCGTGTAAAACTCACCTGTGGTCAGTCGCAGCACGAGCCGGTCATAATACGCCGCGTTTTGACCTTCCATTGTATCCCATTCGTCCTCGTTCAGGGTTACATAACTCCCGTATTTCTTCACCAATCCGTTCAATGTCCTGCCCGCCGATTTGGTCAGGCTTTCAAGCGTTTCTTTCTCTTCCTCGCTTGTCGCGCTGTCTGCCGTCGTGTCGTCTTCGCTGGTGCCCTTCGGACTCAGCACTATCCGCTTCGTGGGGTTCATCTGCACCGTCCAGTCGCCTTCCACCATTCCGCTCATATCCATGTCCGCACTTCCGGCAAGCACATCTTCCATCAGCACCACTCGCACCGTTTTTGTGTCCGAGTCCACAATGGGCTGGGCGTGGAACTTCGCCAACAGCCATTCAAGGAACTCGCTGAGCGTGCAACTTGGGGCCATGTCGGCGAAATGCAGCACTGGAGTCACCAAGCAGTCCGCGCAATGGTGTATCAGCACCAAATCCGAAAGCGGTGCCGTAGCAAAGCAGTTTTCCGTTACCTCGTAGTGTAGGCATTGGAATAGCCGCTCAATCATTTTATGCAGCTTCAGGAAAGGCGTAATGCCGTAGCCATCGGGCACACTCATCACCACATCACCCTCCATCACCGTCCGTGCCTGCCATACCAGGTTGCCGTTGCCGTCTATCTCATTGTTATATTGATAATGTTTTGTCACTACCTCATGTCCGTTCACCGTGGTTTTCGTCTCGTATGGGCTTGCCACAACGGGAAAAATCGTGTAGTCTCGTGAATTGGTGCCATTATAACAGGCCTGCATGAAGGGAATAGCATCGGCCACGGTCGTAAATTGTTCCACCATGCCAAGACCGCCTCTGTAACTCTCGAATATCGTCTTCAGCGACTTTTCTTTGCTGGTCACATACAAGTCGCTGTTGTCGATGGCAAACGAGGCTTCTATCCCGTTGCGCCGGTGTGCCGTGTCCAACACTAATTGGCCGCGTTTCTGTATCGGGCCTGCCTGAAGCACGGCATCCACTTTGTCAAGATAACGCGCTGCCCTGTCTATGCGCTCCTTGTGTCCGATGACGGCAAGGTTTCTTGACGACGAAGGCAGGGTTACGGGTATACTGGCATCGCCTTCACCCGAAAGGAAGGGGTTGGTGCGCTCTATGGTCATGCTGAAATCATGGGGCATGTCAAATTCTCCGTTTTGTGTCGTCAGTCTCATCGTGAAGTCTGTTTTTTGAATTTTGCTGTTTGTGCATCAAGTTCGGTCAGGTCTTTTCTCACCAAATAAGCACGGATTGCACCGTTGGCCATCGAGCGGGCAATGGCGGTTTCAACGGCTTCTTCAAGGTCGGCTTTGGTGATGGCATCCACGGTTGCATTTTTTGCAACAGTCGGCTGGCTGGTATAGCCACCATCGGCGAAGCCTTTGCTTATGGAGCCGCTTCGCCCATGACTGCCCGCCTTGCGGTATTGCTCAAGGTTGGCGAAGGTGGTGGGGTTCTTTCTCACCATCCAAGCGGGTGCAATCCATTCCGTACCGCGCTCGCCTACCGTGGTCAGGGTGGTATGCCCTTCGGTGTAGCCACCTTCGGCATAGCCGGTCACTTTGCGTTGCCCTGTCTTTGGTGTCGATGAAGAGCCGCTACTACTGACACTGGCATTCTTGATGGCGTTTCTTTGTTGCACGATGGTGGCCACTTCCATCGCTGTAGTAACAGCAATAAGGGCCGCTGCAACGGCACCGCCAATGGGACCCAATTGGGCAAAGGCTTGTATGGCTGCCAAGGCACCAGCAGCAACGGTCTTGGCAATGTTGATCACCATTTCAGTATCGGCATACTTCTTTTGGATGTCGAGTTTCTTTTGCTCGTATTCTGCCTCTATGCGTTCGCGCTCTTCGGTGTTGTCGCCAGCGGCGGCCAATTGTGCCTGGTATTCCGCTTCGGCTTTCTGCGTCTCGTATTCCTTCAGGGAGTTCACGAAGTTTGAGGCTGCCTCCATGATGCCGTTCACCTGTTGGGCGGCTTGCTGGGCATATTTCACTTTGGCCTGAAGGATGTATTTCTCGGCTTCCTCGGCGGTGATCTCTTTTTTCTCGGCCAACTTTTGCGCCCATTTTACCTCTGTTTCGTACTCCTTCCGTGCCGAATCCTCTGTAATGGCTTCGCGTATCTCGGCGGCTTTTTTCCAAATGGCGGCCTGAAAATCATTCTTCGGTGTAAAGGCATCCGCTTCCAGTTCCTTGTTCGACTTTCCCCTGCTGGGGTTATTGCTGCCGAATCTGTCTTCTTCCTGTTTTTCAAGGCTGGCGTAGTATTTCGCCAACTCGTCCGCTTCCTCTTTCAGCATAGCCTTGGCCGCGTCCATGCGGGCAATCTGCCTGTCAAGGAGTTGGCTCATGAATTGGTCGGTATCTTTGCCGTATTTCTCGGCGGTGGCCATCTTCTGTTTCAGGAAGTCCTCTTCGATGACCGCCTTTTCTGCCTCGTAGCGGGTTTTGTCGATAAGGCCGCTGGCATACTGTTGTTTCAGTGTCATCAGTTGGGCGCTTTCGGCCTTGCTTATTTTCTTGATGGCTTCGGCGTAGGCATCCACCGGCTTTGTCGAGTGCAGTTGGTTTCGGGTGCGGGTCAACTGGCGTTCCAGTGTCAGCACCTCGCGTTCGCTCGACTTGGCTTGTTTGTAGCGTTCCAGCAGGCTCTTCAGTTCCTCATCGCTCAATTCGCTGGCCCTCGCAAGGTTCACCACGTCTTCGCCGTATTCCTCCGTCACTTCTTTCAACGCCCTCATCTTGGCGGTCGCCTTGTCAACGGGAACCCACAGCCGCTCCATTCCTTTTTCCGAGGCGAAGTATTCCCAATGGCCTTCTGCCGTGTATTCGGCTTCCAGTTTGTTGAGTTTCGCCTTGGCGGTCGCAACCATGTTGTCACCGTTCACGATCACTTTCTTATAAAGTTCGTCAAAGAATGCGTCAAAGCCTTCAAGGTCGCCTGTATAGTCGATGCCTTTCACGGCCTTGAACTCCTTGATAAGCGATTCCCGCGTCACATCGGCCATATCCGTGATGGTCTTGTTGTATTGCTCCATGTCGGCCTGTGCCGCTTCCAGTTCTGCCTGGCGTTCCTCTTTGGTGAGGCCCGTGTCGCGGGCATTGTTCAGATGTTCCTGAAAACTGGTCAGGTACTCGCTTCGCATGTAGTCAGCCGATATGGTGTAACTCCCTAACAAGTCCATCGTTTCGGCAAGTTCGCGGGCGTTTTTCAATGCCGTGGCAATGCCGTCGTTGAACGCGCTCCAGTCGCCGGTCGAAAGTGCCATGAAGAAAGCATCCGTGGTGGTCTTCATCGCCTTCATGCCGTTGTTCCATTTGTCGCCCATCGTCTGTGAGGCGTTGATGACCTGTTTCGTCACGTTGATCACGCCCTGCAACGCGCCCATCACCTTTTTCCAGGCCAGCGGAATCGCCATGATGGCCGTGCCCCATTTGTTGGTCCACTCGGCAGCCTTCGAGAAAGCCGCCTTTATCCCACTCATGCCCGACGACAGTTCCGATTGTGCTTTCCTGAGGCTCTTGATTCTTTCCGTCACCTGCCCGTATTCTTTCGACAGCCGCCGCCATTCCTCGGTGTCGGGCTTGGTCTTTTTCAGTTCCGAGTTGATTTGCCGCTGCATCTTCAGCAGGCTGTCCATGCTCTTCCCGCTCAGGTTGTTGAGGGCTTTTCGGTATTCGTCAACGCCTTTTTCCACGTTTTCAAGGCTTGCCTTGGCACTCTCCCATTCCTTTTTGGCCTTCTGCAACTTGGCGGTGTCGGCATCCTTGGTGTTCAGCAGTTTCTCGTATGCCCTTGCGGTTTTGTCCACTTCGGCTGACAGTTTTTTCAGCGCGTCGTTGGCTTGCTCCTGGTTTACGTAAATTTCAGTGGTGAATTGATCTCTGTTTGCCATAAAAAAAGAAGTTTGCGACAAAAGTATGCCTCAAACTTCTTTTTGCAGTGACAGAAAAACGATTGTTTATCTCATGCCGCCGTTCTCGTCCCATATTTCGGGATGATCTTTCTTGTGTCTCGCCACCGACTCTTTGAACTCTCGGTAATCCTTGTCGCAAGCGGCGCGATATTCCTCTTCCGTCATGCGGCGCGGCCCTGTGATTTTGCCCCAAAAGGCAATCACCGCAATCACGATGGCGAATACCGCTATCCCTGTCCAGATTTCAGCCGGTGTCATTGGCACGTAATACATCGTTTTGTCTCCTTTCTTGCTGCAAATATACAACAAATTTTGTTCCATAATCAGGTTGCAACATTGCAACCCGTCAATTCCTGCGACATTCTTCCACCTCGTCACGAATCTTTATCAAATCGTCCAAGATACGCGCCACTCTTCCCGTGGATATTACGATGATATGGTCTTCTCTTGAACTATCGTCTGTAAGATGCGGACGCAACGATGTAAGGTAAGCGAGTTCGCAAACGCAATCTGTCAGGTCGCCGATAAGGGCATCAATCAGGCCGTCACGCGGCAACTCACTCTCTTTTATCCATGTCGCAAAGGTCGGGATGTTGTCTATTGTCAGATTTTTCATGGCTACACCTGTATTTTGATGGGTTCGACAAAGAGTTCGTTGAAGTGAAGTATCGCCTCGCGGGCGTTCAGCAGGTCGGCCATTTCTTCCGACTGCTCCTTCACGGGCAGGTCTTTGGCCTCTATCAGCCCCAGCATGGCCAACAGGCCACGCGAGGCCGATTCAAGGAAACGCACTGTGATGGTTTCCGTCCAGGCATCCGCCATCTCCACGGTGGGCATCGGCGTGTCCGCTATCGTCAGTAAGCAACTCATTTCCCACCTCCTTCCAGTTTTTCATAGTATTTGGAAACATTGCAAACGGCAGCCGTGGCAACTTCCCTGAATACTAACCTTAATTTTTGCAAAAGGCAACTGTTTCTGTGTGCGCATTTTTCGCATTCGGTCATCGACACACCACATCCGTCCGTCGGCATACCAATACAACCTTTGCCGAATCTCAAATGTACATATCCGCCTTCCTCGCCTTTAAAAACAGCCGCAAAATCGTTTGCCGCTTCTATAGCCATGTGGTCGGCCATCCGGGCCAAATCCATGTCGAGGTTCTCGCGGGTGATTCTGTAGTCGGTCTTCATCTCCCACCTCCTTTCCTCACGGCCACCAACCAGCCGCGCTTGGCCGCCATGCGGCGGTACATCAGTTCGTCTGCCCATGTCAGGGCCTTCACAACCAGGTTGTGCTTCACGTGGCAATCCCTGAAAATCACCAGCGTTTTCCATGCCGTCTTTCCGGCTGCCGTTGTTTTTTCGTTCATTGTACGAAGATTTTAGCGTTAAACGAAAAGACCCGCTGATAGAGTTGCTAAGGTTCTTCGTGCAAAACCTCGGGGGCCTTTCGGCTTGCCCACTCGTCGGGTCTATTATTTAATAAGTTGTGGCCACAAAAAAAGCAGCGTTTTGGGCTGCGTCATCGTGACGCACGAAGAATTTAAGCGCTGCAAATATACGGCTTTTTTCATTCGTGCAACATTTTTGGCGATTTTTTTTATTCCGTTGCAGGCGATGTCCTGTGTTCTATGGTAAGGATTTGCTCCATTGCCGCCCTTCCGTAGGCTTCGGCCACCAGTTCACCCAATCGCCGCCGCTCGGTGGCGAATGTGCTGTAAAACCATTGGCTGTGCCCCTTGCCGCGCCAGTGGCTCTTGATGCGTAGGCCGCGCCCCGCGCCACGGTCGGCGTAGATGCCGTACATCGGGAACGAGAACGAAACCATGTCGGGTATCTTCAGCGTTGCCCCGCTGCCCCGCCCCACCGTTTGGTTCAGGGAGTTTGTGCCACGGTAGTTGTATGTCAGCGAACGGTAGAGGTTGCCCGTGTCGTAAACATCCCTTTCGATGATCTTGTTTCGCCATCGCTCGATGACAAACTGGCAAAACTTGTCCCAGTCCACCTCGTAGTGTTTTATGTCGCCCCGTGCCATGGCTTACACCTCCCAACTCTCGTTCTCGGTGAAGGTCAGTTTCAGTTTCCAGCCCACATAGTTGGCCGCGCCTTCCACGAAGTCCCTTTGGGCGCGTTTGTCCCAGCCTGCCAGTTCTTTGTCGCCCTCAAACCACCTTGCCAATAGCAGGGCGCGTATGCGCTTGATGTCGGCCATGCACGCCGCCTCTTCGGGTCGTTTCGGGTCTTTGCCGCTGGCCATCCGCATCACGTAGATGGATTGCGTGTAGCGCGTCACGGGCACATCGTTGGCCGCGTCGTCGTCGTAATGGAAGGCTTCCTCAAAGAGCACGGCGAAGGGCAGGCTCTTGTGTTGTGCCAGTTCCGTCAGCCCGTCCATGATGTCGGGGCTGTCGATCACCTCTGTCGAGGGCCTTGTCACCGAAGGCAGCCCGTTTTGGCCGCCAAGCAGTTTTCTCAGATATTCGATGGTAATCATGTCGCTTGTGTTTGGTTCGGCAAAGGTAGCCCCCGCCTTGGCAAGCGAAGTGACAAAAAAAAGTTCCCGTTTTGTGGGAACTTCTTCAGGTTATTTATTGAATTTGTCCAACTCCGCTTTCAGCACATCGGCTTTTGGCGTGTTGCCTTTGTCGTAGATGAGATGGATGAAGCGTTTGTCGTCCCCAAGGTCGAACTCTATCACATCGTCCACATAGCAGCGGACATTTTGGCGCTTCGTTTCGGCGGCAAAAAGAGCCGAGAAAAGGCGGCTGCGGTATTCCTGCGGCAATAGGCTTTGGTTGTGTCGGCTGCGGGGCAGGTCGTGTAGGTCGTCGCAATAGAAGTAGATGATGTTGTCGGGGTTTCTCTCGATGAAGTCGAAAAGCATGTGTGAGATAAGGTGGAGTGCCTTGTGATCGACGCTGTCAAATTCGGAAACGCGCTCCAATGAAACATCGCACACTTCGCTCGTTCCCATCTTCAGCACATCTGCGGGGTCTTCAAATGTGTTGGGAAGGTCGAATGATTCAATCTTCAGCAGGAGTTCGCTCCTATCGGTCTGTATCGGGATGATAAGTGGGCTCATTGGGCGGGGAAAAAATAACTCATCTTCGCCGAAAGTTCCTCCAGGTTCTCTTTCTTGCGTTGCTGAAGTCTGTCGAGCAATTCAACCATCTTCTCGCCAACAGGCTTCACCGTGGTATGTCTCACATTGTTGCTTTCCATTTCTTTTGTAGTTGCGTTTGTAGTTTTATTTGTGTTTGCGTTGCAAAAATACAAATTATTTTCGTTTCGCTAATCGAAACGCAAAAAAAGTGCCATTTTTCAAAAAAAATCAGTTTTTTCTTACCGTGAGCGTCCTGCGTCCGTAGTTGATGGTGGCTTTCAGCAGGTGTAACACATCCCCGCCGATGATGCCGACAAAGTCAGGCATCCCGGCCATGCTGTTGAAGTTTCGGATATTGGAAAGGTCAACGGCAACGGCCTCAAAAGCGGTCAGGACGGCATCGCCGACAGCGAGGCTGTCAATGACAACCGTCTTTTGGCCGCTCCAGGCACCATCAACCCCAACGACATGACCCTGGCCTTCCTCAAACTTGGGCGATTCGATGAAGTCGGTCAGCACAACGGGGTCGAAGACGGTGCGGCTGGCACCGGTGTCCACGATCATGCGGGCCGACTTGCCGTTCAACTCGACATCTACCATAATTTGGCCGCCTATGGCGAAACCAACGAATTGCAGTGGTATAATCATTCTCGAAAAAACCACCACACCCGTCGGCGTGGTGGAAAAAAATGAAATGAAAAAAATGAAACAAACTACTAATCCACTTCTGCCCATTTGTTCAATTGGGCAAGGCGTTTCAGTTCGGAATCGGCGGCTTCGCGTGTGCAGCTTTGCAGCCGATAGTTTTCGGGCAACTCGATTTCAAGTTGAGTGGCCACCGATGGTGACAGCGGGATATTCTCCGATGCCTCCACATTTTGCACCTGAATGGCAAAGCCATTGAGACATTCGCGGACATAGAATCTATACCTTTGGTTATTTGGGTCGATGTACTTCATTTGTGGAAGAATTTTTTGATGAAGATAAGCAGTGCCAGGATAAAAACAACGGCAGCGACAACGGACACGATGGCAATCGTGCCGTTGTCTTGCCGCGTTTCCGACGCTTTTTGTTTTTGCAGGGTCGCCTCTTGTTCGGTTTTAAAGACCGCCGTGGAGTCAACCGCTGATGTTGCAGTAGTGGTGACATCCCGCTCCGTGTCAATCTCGATACTTTTCACCGCCCCGATACCGCCACCTACGCTTCCCGTTTGGGATGCGTCTCTCAGGCTGGTGGCGGTCGGGTCGGTCGGGACAGAGGTTCCAATTGCAGGGCTTCCTAGGCTATTATCTGAAGTTGGATAAAACTCGATTTTGATATGTTGCCTTTCGGCAATGGTGCTGCCAAGGCTGTCAAGCCTACGCAGCACCACGCCTATCTCATCGACATGCCGTTGCGACTCCTGTCTGCTCGTATCCAGTTTGGCTCGGCATCCGGCGAGAAAGCAAACCAAAAACCAAAATATTATGAACAGAAAGTATCTCATTTCACGGTGATGGTAATAACGTTGTCTTCTTCCCAAGCCGCACGCATCAAGGGATAGAGCCTGCGGAAGGTGTCCTTTGATTTAATCACCTGTCCTTTCACCTTGTTTTCACCCACGAGGATGCAGCCGTCGGTGTCCTTGGCGGTGTTGCCGCAGTGGATCAGCACGCCCTCGAAGCCCTTCACGCCCATCAACCGGGGCAACTTGCCTTTGCACACCTCTTTATAATACGGGTCGTTGCCGAACCTTGGCGAAACCACGCCGAAGGTGATGTAATACACGCCCGTCGGGATGGCGGTGATGCTTTTCAGTTTGCGGGCGGTGATTTCCTCCTTGGTCATCGCGTCGGTGAGGCCACGGTCGGCATCTTCGAGTGTGTCGCAGAAATACTTGCCGTCAACCAAGAGGCGGCCAATGGTGTAACCGTTGCATCTGAAGCGGCGTTCCAATGTAAGTTGCATGGTCGTAAGGGTTTTATTCGGTGAATAGTTTGATTATGGCAACCACAGTCCAAAACACGACGACACACACGATGACCAAGGCCATGGGGGCACACCCCGAGCGGTCGTAGTATTCCTCGTTGGGAATGGTTTGCTTTGTTTCGTTGTTTTGATTCATAGCGGTGTGGTTGAATTGGTCAAGGCAATCTCCCTATGCGTACAGCGTAGCCGACTTTGACATTCGGTGTAATCAGCCACCTATTATTATATGTGGCATCGGTACCTACCGAAGCGAACAATCGTGAACATCGGCCAAAATCATGCTGGAAGCCTACACCGATTGCGGCGGCTGGTCCAATCTTATCCTTCGATGACGGATTGTAAGAGGCTCCGACATCGAGACAGCCACTCAGCCACTTGGTAAATTCGTAAGACACGCCAACGAAAGCGGCTCCGTAGCGGTCAAAGTCGTGTACCGGCACAAAGCCATTCACGCCCAAACTGAAACGCAGGGCAACATCCTGTGTAATGTACTTGGCGACGGTGCCTGTCACGCCGACATTGGGATGTCCGGCTTGCAGTGAGAGTTGGGGTGCAACTCCAATAGTTACATTCGGGCCGTCGTGGTTCGATTCATTCGTACCACTCTGTGCGACTGATGTTACGGCCATAATCATCAGTACGAGGAAGGTTAAAATTCTCTTCATGATACTTTTTATTTATAAAGGTTAGTATTTCGGGCTCTTTCGTCAAAATGTAGAATGCAACGATGCACATGATGACAATGGCAATCAGAACACGCAAGCATCCTCCGTTGGTCATATTACCTGAATTGTTTTCCATGGCTTTCATTTTTTCTGCAAAGGTGGCAATTGCTCCCGACGATGTAGTGACAGTTTTTCTCTATCGTAGCCGCACACGGGGCAACGGTAATAATGCAGCCGTGCATCATACTCGTTGCCGCACACTGGGCATCTCACTTCAATTTCATGGTTCATGGCCTGCGGATTTTGTTGTATTCAGCCTCGCGGGCTTTCAGTTTCGCAATCACGCTGTCCAATGCCGACAGCACATCATGAAGCCGCGAGTTGTCAATCTTCTCGTTTTCTTGCGGATGGTCGTCATTCAGTAGCAGGTGCATTTCCTGAAGGCTCTTGAACGGATTGAACGCGCCACCGTTGCCCTCGCTCTTGGCGAACACATTGGGGTACATCGGGCCAATCTGCCCCATCACGCAATTCCACCACATCTTCAGCACGACGGCTTCGGCCTCGTCAATCTCATGCGGCTCTTCGTCCAATTTGGGCAATATGATGTCGAAATGAGCAAGGTCATGGTCGTCTTCATACAGCCTGAATTGGGTGTCAGCCTCAAACCAGTCGCCAAACGAGATGTCGCGTAAGTAGTCATCCTTCTTTGTGGGATTGGGCAGGTCGTCAGGCACGGTGTCAATCAGCCACCGAAGCCGGTCGCAGAAGTCCGCCACCTGCCAATCCTCCATCCTGAAGTCTTGGCCATCGGCAGTGACAAACTTGTTATCCTCGTCTGCATAGCGGCGTATGCCGGTCAGTTGACAAAACAACACAAAGAGCCGCTCCGATTCAGTAAGGTGAAGCAGCATGGTCTTCACCACCATTCGGAATTGGTCGGCGGTCAGTTCACTCCATTTTGTTGGTGCTGTCAGGTTGATGTTCATAGGCCATTGGCGACTGTGCCGTCACCGAAATCAAACGGCTTGGGCAGTTCATAACGGTCTGAAGCGACAAATTCGGGGAAGTCGCTCTCATGCTTCAGCATCAATTGTCGGGCTTCGAGGGCAAACCTTTCGGCATCATGTGTATTGCCTGACACTTCTGCCAGCACCGACATTCTTATCCATCTGAGTGCTTTGCGGTGGACATCCAACAGCTCTTCGTCACGGTACAATTCCAACAAGATTTCCACCTCGTCAATGCTGATGTAGTTGGCCACGGTCGTTCGCAAGGCAATAGCAAGTTTCGGCTGAAGGTCGTAGAATCCTTGCCAACGCTGCACGGTGTTTTGACCAGCATTTTGTCGCATGACGGCCATGGTTGGAATGAAGGCATCCGTAAGGAAGGCAAATTGCTGAGTACCGCGCCAATTGGCGTAAGACTCTCCTTCAACGCTGTGTTTCATCAGGTAGTCAACAACGGCATCACAATCCGAGTTCAACCGTTCATTGAGGCTTTGAATGAGCCTATCAACGCGCTGCTGGCTTGCCGGACTGACTTTCTCATTCGATTGGACGACAAACCCGGATTCGCTCCTTTGCAGGTCTGATTCCGGCACCGATGTCAGATAGGCCAGTTCGCTGATCACGCGCCCGACCAACATTTTCAGTTTCTCATCCGGATTGGTTTGGTCTACTTTATAGCCGGTTTCAAGGACATGCTCCAAACCATCGCCAATAATATGTTCTGTTACCCATTCTTGGGCGCGTTGCAGAAACGAGGCAAAACGGGCCTCGTCCACTCTCTCCTGTTTCAGATTGAACGAAATCAGGTGTTTCTGCATTTCCGATGTAGTCGATACTATCATGCTGCAATATTTTGGGTTTCTTGCTTGCCACTCTTTGCCTCGTCAAGCGTGGTAAAGGTGTATTCAGGGATGGTGATGACAAAGTCCGAAGGCCACATGTTGATTTTCTTGATAACATGGAACGGGCGCATGGCTCTGTCAATCATGTGTTTGGAAAGTGCCTGTTTCATCAGGAAAATCTCACGGATATTGCTGCCCGACAGGCTGTTGGAGTTCTTTCCCGGTGTCGCGCCGATAAGGCTCGGGTGTACGCCCATGGCGTAACTCACCACATTGGCCCCCGTTTCGTAATCAGTCAAATATTCGCCTTCCTGTACATTGTTGTCAATCTTTTCGATGGTGAAATACTTTTCAACGGTAGTGCCATTGCCAGAAGGCACAATCTTCGCCAACGAAGCCAAAGCCTTTCCGGCATTCTCCTCACCCGTCAGCGTGTCATTGATTTCCTTGATCAATGCTTTCTTCAATTCATCAACGGCCTTTTGGTCTTTGATGTCGATGCCGGCTTGCTTGGCACGATCCTCATAGTAACTGGGCGACACATAGATGATGTGCTTCACGCCCAGGTTGTGCTTCAGGATGGCTTTTTTCAGGGCGGGGATGCTTGACAGATGATCATACCAGCCCGAACGGAAAATCGAATACCAATTCGGGTAGGAGTAGTACGGCCTGCCGGGACTTGCAAGGTAGATGGGATAGCATAGGCGGTCAGGCGGGTTCTCTCCCTGCAAACGGCTGGTGATGTCAAGATAATCGTCAAACTCGTCAATCACATACGACTCCTCGATGTCTTCATTTGAGGGGTTGTCGTCCCACTTTGAGCAATACAAATGGCTCAAAATCAATTTTGTGTCGGGGTCGATACGCCAGCGTGAGAACATGGCTTCGCGGTGAACGATGCTGTAGATAGACTTCTTGTCTTTAGCCGGTACCAATAAGGGGAAGGCATTAGCGAAATGAGAAAGGTCTGTCAACACTTCCTGCATATACATTGACAAATCAGACCTTTGGCACCAGTCGTATATCTCACCGGCATGGATTTCAAGTCGGTCAACCACCTTGCCGCCGATGATGTTGCCCTTGGAATCCAAGACTTGCTCCTTCGGATTGTCGCTATACACGAGTTTCGTCAGTTTCGGCCCCAATCCATAGCACACTTGCCAATTGAATTGGGCATTGGCACCGACCACCTCCATCTTGTCAATCTTATCCTCCACGCGCTGTGGCATCAAGTTTTCCAAACCCCAAGGTGCAACGGTGAAATCGCCCACCGGCATAGGTTGCAGGTGCTTTTCATCGATGAAGGTGGAGGTGGGAGGCAGTGCAAGGATGGCTTGTGCCTCCTTGGCATACAGCACATCGTCCATCAGCCACACAGGGCTGAAGCCGCCACTCTCAATTTGAGGGCGTTTGAATTGTTTACCGCTCATAAGAATACCTCCTCACCGTTAAATTCAATGATGGCATCGATGGCGACCTTCCTGATCTCGCCGCTCGGCAGGCACACAATATTGAAACAGCGGCCTTTCGAGTACATGCCATCCTTCGGCTTGTCTGTGTCAGGCTCGTTCTTGTTGGTCAGTTCGGCTTCAGGCACACGCACCACGTGGCCGTCTTTAGCCACCCACGTGATGGAGAACCTTTTTTGGATCTGCACCAGTTCAAAGATTTTGGAATTGTGGATTCTACTCATATTTTTAATGAATTTGAGGCAAAATTATGTTCATCGTTGCTGCCAACAGTGACAAATCAAACCCACCTGTAGTCGGCATCGTCGTATGGCATCGTCAGGCAGCCCAAATAGTTCGTGTCCCAAGCGTCGGTGGCGTCCGTTCGCAGTTCCAAGGGCAGGTTGGTGTCGCTCTCTATGGTCTTTTCGCCGCTCTTATCCTTGCGGATGCCCTTTTCACCTATGCGGATTTCAGCCAGTTGCAGTGCCTGTATCAGTTCCGCGTTGTTGTCGGCGTTCAGCACCGGCAGCAGCGTCTCGTTGCCGCTGAAGGCCGCGTTGATGATGCGGTGCTTGCGGTCGTGGCTCATGGGGTTGCCCAAGTATTTGTCCATCACATACCATCCCGCCTTGGCCAGTTCCTCGTGAACGATGTCGTAGGCCGAGTGTCCCACCTCCACATAGCCTGTGGCGATGGCGGTCGAGTCGTAGTAGTAGTACACCGTCTTGTTCGGGTGAGGCTCGTAGTATTCGCAAAACATCCCTATCACCTCACGGAGCCGCTTCTGTTTCTTGGTGTAAAACGATTTCAGGGTCTTGTGCATATCACCCTGCACCTGTGCCACCACTAACCAATTGATCAATGCGCCGTAGTCAAAAGAGATGGCCAACGGGCGGTTGCGCTCAATGTCGGTGTCGAAGAGGCAATCATACCGTTGCTCGCTGTAGTCGGTGTTGTGCCGGTCATTGTCCGTGGCGTGGTAGGTGTGCAGTTTCGGGTCGAAGGCATCATAAAACATCCCTTCCACCTTATCCACCCGTTGGCACAATATCGAGGTGCGAAACACCAACCTCGGCAGGTTGCGGGCGCATTGCGCCACATAGTCATTGCCCACCACCTTGATATTCTCGAATATCGAGCCTTCATGGAAGTAAAGCGCATTGTTACGCTTCAGGTTCAACTCGCGTTCCAACTGCCGGATATAGCGCGGCGACTTCCCCGACCGTTTCAGGTTTTCCACCCTCAATTGTCCGCTGATGATGTCTTCGCACAGTTCCCGGTCGCAGTGTTCCTCATACCGTTTTATCAGCCACAATCCCTCCTTTGCCGTCGGCATATCCGTGAAGAAATGCGTTCCCCACAGATGGGGATATTTGGCAGGGTCGTTGAACCAACGGTTGGAGCCGCCCAAGGCGGGCAGAATCTCGTCCGAAAGCCGTTGCTCGTTCAATCCTTTGGCCTCGTCCGCCACCAACCAATGAATGGTCAGTGAGTTGGCCGACAACACAACTTCCTGACTCACAATCACCATCAGCGTGCCGTTGGCAAACCATATCGCGTCCTTCAAATCGGACGGCTGAAACAAAGGCTCCTTGAATCCCATCCACTTCGGCGGTCGGCGGCCAATCACGTAATGAATATCCCTGCGCCAGCCCTTGATGTCCTGTATCGCCATCAGCGCGGCGGGCAGCGTCCTACTGTGTGCCTGCCTGAAAGAGGAAGCCACAAACACGCCCAACGAACCCGGCATCTCCAACACATTATTGATAATGCGCCATGCCACGGCATACGACTTTCCCCAACGGCGGCTGCATATCATCACCGAGTCCTTCGCGTTGCACAGCCGGTAGTCCAACTGCCCCTTATGCGTGTAAACCTGCCTCTTCTCCTTCATTCGTAGTCTCCTCTACCGTTTCATCGGTCACGTCCGTATAGTCCGCATCCTCGATATGGTACTTTTTCCTCATCGCCCGAGCCCGTGCCTCGTCCTTTTCCGTCCATTCCACCCCGATTACCTTTTCATCCGTAGTGAACTCCACCGTTTCCTCCGTCAGGTAACGCGCTATGTCAAGAGCCTCGCCTTCGTCTTCACCGAGGTTGAAGCATCTCGCCATCGAATTGATGATGTCCGTGATAGCCTTCACCCTGTCTTTTTTGTCTTCAATGCCAAGCGCGTCCTGATAAGCCATGCGAGCCGCTTCCAGCATATCCTCTCTCACGGCCCTTTTCGCCGTGGGTTCCTTGTTTCCCGCCACTCGCCGCGCCAGCAATATCACCACATAAGCCTGGCTGCGGCTGCATCCCGTGTCCTCCATCAGTTTGTCGCGCAATTCGGGGGTTGGAACCAGCAGTTTGTCGGCCATGATGTCAAGGCACGTCTTCACTTGACTATACAGTTTCTTTTGCCACTCCGTCATCGGTGCTTGGCCTTCCTCCGGGAGCAGCAGGTTTTTCAGCACTATATCGGTGTTTTCTTCACGCATAAAATCCAATTTTCCCGCAAAATTACACCCCGCCTGACGGCCATAAGTGACAGTTTTCGACCATTTTTCAAGTCGTCCAAGATTTTTTTGTTTAATTTTCAGTAAATCAAACATTTGGTTTTTTACCGTCCATGTTTTTCATGTTTTTCGTGTTTCCCGACCCCGCGCCGCCCTATGGAAAAATCGGCAATTGCCTGTTTCATTTTGCGAAATATGCGGCAAGGCGGCGGGGGAAAGGCCGGGGGAAGCGGCGGGCGCGGCATAAAAAAAGCGCGAGGCAATTGCCCCGCGCCATCGATAGCCACACCTTATTGGATGGCTACGCGATTGCCATAGCACCCTCAAAGGGTTGCGCTGCCGAGATGCAGTATTGCACCATCTCGCCGTCGGGGCGCACGCCCACGGTGAGTTTGGCCGTGCCGATGCCTTTGACATGCCTTTCGAGGATGATGATCTTGCTGAATCCTTTCGACTGGCCGCTGTGCGGCACCGACTCCTCTTTCTTGACGGCGAAGCGCATGATCTCGTTGAAGTGGTCGGTGATGAAGGGCGGGCTGTCGGGGTTCTTGCTGCCCCAGTAGGCCGTCTCGCTGATGGAGCGGCGTTTGACGGTGATGTAGCCGCGAAGGCTGTTGTTGTAGGCTTTCGGCTCGGGGCGGCTCTCACGCCACTGGCTCATGGCCTCCCAAATGGTGTCCCAACGCTGGGAACGCTTCGATGTTGGATAGAACATAATACAGATTGTTTTGAACATTGAACAAAATAGGCTCCGATAGGGGTGTTCAAGGTCAATCTGCCGACCTGCTTTGCATTACTGCTTCAGCGTCCCTCGGAGCCTGATGGCTCTATTGATTACAATATGTGTGGGCATAAAAAATGCCGCTGGTTTGCGGCTGCTTCATCATGCCGCAGATTGTTTTGAACGCTGCAAATATAGTGGTTTTTTCATTTGTGCAAGAAAAAAAGTGGTTTTATGAAAAAAAAACCAAAAGGCAGCCGGGGAAACCGACCGCCCTTTGACCCTTAATCAAAATCAAAACATTATAAAAGACAAATCATCATTCGATGTTGATTCCCCTGTCCTTCAGCCGCTGCACGGTTTCATCGGATATGGGGATGTTGTGCTTCAGGAGTGCGTCCACGCGGTGCTGCACTTCGAGTTTGCGGGCATCGTCCCAGTCGGCTTGTTTCATGGCCTTGGAGATATACGCCCTGTCGTTCAGCGGGTTGTAGGCCGTTTCTTCGGTCGTGTCAGTCTTGGCTTCGGCTTCCAAACGGGCTTTCTCTTCATCGAAGAGTTTCCAACGCTCCTGAAGGGATTCGCGGTGTTCGAACACCTGTTTGCGCCAGTCAGCACGGCCAGCATCGCTGTTGGCCTGCTTCATTTGGGCGTGACAATACTGCAACTCCTTGTACTCGTCACGGTTTTTCAGCCACAACTCTTTGAGGGTGGGAGGCAGTTTGTCAGGGTCGTACTGCTCGTGGCGTTTCAGATCCAAATACGTGACCGTGTCATCGTCATCAGCGGCGGTGGTTTCCACTTTTTGGGAATTTTCGTCCGATTTTGGCTCGTTTTCGTCCGATTTTGGCTCGTTTTCGTTCGATTTTGGCTCGTTTTCGTTCGATTTCGGCTCTTCCATGCCTGGCAATGGGCGCAGGTTGGGAATATGAGCCAAACGATTTAGTTCGTTGCGGAGGTGCATACGGTCACGGCGCGACATGATGAAGGTGTTCACGCCACGGTTGGCACTGTAGCGAAGCAACACGGCTACTCCCTCATCGAAGGAGTAGTCGGGATGCTTTTGGAGGAATTCTAATACTGGATTCATCAGTCAGTCCATTTAGCGTACAACGTGGTGTTGGCGTTGATGGTGAAGGTTGCGGCGGCGGCATAGTCGGTGCCGGATCCGTCGGCCTTGGTGTTCCATCCGCTGAAGGT